AAATGAGTCCATATCCTCATAACCATTCTTAAGCATAATCATTAAGAAGATAATATGATGTACCAGCGCAAATGCTGGAAACGATGATTTAATTCCTTGTGGTTGTCCCACAGTTTGATAATAACATCTTGACTTTCCATTGCAGAAAGCCATTTCTCTTTCTTGGTTTATAATTCTAAACCATTCATCTACTAAGTCTTTCTTAAAGAAGATAGACAATACCTCCTTCTGGAATTCTGTAGATAGAGTATCCGTAGCCTTTGATATATCTAACGAATAGATATTATTATTACCCGGGCTCTGAGTCGAACTCTGAGCAAATCTAATTCCTTTTGACTGATCAAAAGTACAATCATTCCTAGTATTCCTAAGAATATTAGAAAGCCGTCTATGGAAGTAGTTCATACGATCCTGAGTCTCATTATCGAAAATGTGTATCATTCTTCGAGATAAAGAACTAGATTCAATTGTTATTGTTCTAGCTTGCTCCATCTTAAATAGCGATTCAGCTACTTCTTTCGTGTTTACTCTAGGTATATAACCTGGTATTGATGATTCACCGTGAGAACTTTTCTCAACTAATGACGCATATAGAGCAGGGACTGTCTTGCCTTTATACTTCGTATTCGAACTTCTCATAGAATAAGAGTAATCCAAATCTGTATAATCTTTATCCAGTTTCCCTTTTCGCATACCATTTATGATATTGCGAACATATCTCTTTGGGGTACCACCTTGGTATCCTTCCAGTATATCTGCTTTAACATTGTTAAATACGTCATACCATTCATCGTTATAATTTAACGAAAATGATTTAGTTATGCGACTCAAAGATTCTTGTTCGCTGAGAAGATTGTAAGCCTTATTTCCACGTAAGTCTTCATATATTTTTGCTATGCTTGAAGTTATAAGCATTAAATACTTGATTTGACTATTATATTCATCTTCATCTAAGTAATCGTACTCATATTGATTCGATAAGCAATCAAGGCCATTATAAATAGCCTTAAATAATGAATTATAGACCCGTGGATCGAACTCTAATGAGAATAATTTGTAGTTATCAACAACTACATTTCTTCCTTTGGACCAGTTAGTCTTACTTACTGTTCTTCCATCCTTAGTTGTTATTTGAACAACCTCACTATCTTGCCTTTGCATAATTTGCACAGACAAATCGGTAATAGCAGAATATCTCCGCTTACATGCCTCATGAAATTGGTCAATTTGAGATCCTTTTAATCGCGTTGAAATCCTGATAAATTCATCAAGGAATCTAACTAAATCATTACGAATCTCGTACTGAAGTTGATCATTAATTTCACAAGTTGTGAATAAACGATCTATTACTTCTTCCTTATTATGGATGGTTAAACTTTTAAGAATGACTTTAGAGTCATTCCTACCGTGCTTTGCTTCTGATACAGTTGTATTGTGTGCCATAAGACACCTCCCTGTTATTAATAGGATATGAAGAGTCGTCAGTAAGACCTCTCTAAGCTATAATCTAGCAATTAGAAC